CTGCGTGTAAGTATCGCTTACTTTTACGTTAACCCATTTTTGAACATGTGCTAAAGAAACTGCACAATGGTCATGCTTTTGTGCAAGGTCTACGTGTATAAAATATTCTTTATCTGGGTCTGGTGCGAACCAATTTTCAAATCTTCCAAATTGATCAATAGCAACTGCTGTGTTATTAAATGCTGTTTCTATTTTTTCTCTTGATTTAAAAAATGCATCTACTGCGTCTGAAGGCATGCAGGCAAACCTTCCTAATGCATCCATAGAGTTTTTATAAAATGCTACTTTAAAATCATCAATGCTTCTAGTTGGATTAATTTCCCAAGTTGGACGCTTTAATGCGTATACTTTTGGAATAGAATAAGAAAGTATATGGTCTTCTTCCCATTCAACTACAAACTCATTACCTTCAGTTCCATCTGGTAGGTCCAGGTCCATTTTAAAATTATGGCTTCTTACTACAGTTTCTTTTTCAGCAATAACAGATTCATAAAATTTTTGTATAGGATCATTTTTAAATCTTGGAAAAGAAAGTAATATTACTTTGCCAAAGTCTGGAAAACGTGAATCTACTGATGCCCTGTACATTTCATATATAGCGTCTGCAGTTTTAGCTTGATCGTGTCCAGTTGTATTTTCTGTGGCAAATCCTGAAATCTCATCAAGGATAACAACAATAACGTTATATCCTTCCCAAGCCTCACGCTCAGAGTGACCAGAATGAACTGTAATAGATTTATCAAACTTCATTTCGGAAGCTTTGTCTGTGTATTTTCCAGTAAACCATGGAGACTTTTCAATACGTGTCTTAAAACCTTTAAAGAAAACATTGTTTGCTTGTTGTGCGTTAATAGCAATATTTAAAATATCAATTGCATCTCCTGGTGGTTTCCCATAATATGACGCTGGGTCCTTTAGGCATAATAACAAATACACAATATAAGCTGTTGCAATTGTTGAGCAGTAGTCTTTGCCAGAACCTTTACCAAGTTGAGCAATTACTTCGTTGGCTGTTTGCTTAAATACTCTAGAGCCTTCTTCTTCTCCAAATAATTTAATTAATGTAGACTCTTTATATATTTGAGATGACTTTTCAATTAGTGTATATTGATAATTTGAAAGTGGTGGCAAAGCTAAGTAATTAGGGCTTGTAACAAAAGTTTGTAGGTCTACTGGTCTTTCTTCAAACTCTTCTCCGTCAAGGATATCAATGAGGTCGTTAAAATTAAGATCCATTTGCCTCCTGAATTATCTCAATTGGCTCTACTACTCCTGTAATCTGAGACAGTCTTCTTGCTACATCCATTTTGCATTTTGGACAAGAGGCCGTAACTTCTTTTAATATTTTAACTAAAATATCTTGCTTATGTTCTGTTTGTGCAATTTGATCTGCCATCTCGGCATTATCTAATAGGCCAACCTCTTTAAGCATGGCAATTCTTTTAGTTTCAATATCTGAAATTAATTTAAGGGCATTGGCTTTAACATTTAATTGGCCTGCCTGATCTGCATCCTCTACTGTTTTCCATGCCTCTTTAATTAACATAGAGTAATGTTGGTCCGCTCCTGAGATAGCTTCCTTAGCCCGTTCCTTAGAGCTTGTATCGTTGTATACGACGGTTTTCCACTCGTCTATAAGTTCTAGTACGTCTGAACGTTTATAGCCCGTTAGAGAGGCAATCTGGGTCGGATTGTTGCCCTTTAAAAGTTCGGCAACAACTTTATTCATTCGATCAAAATGATCTGATAATTCAATTTCCATATATATGTATTATAATTCTAGTTGACTAAAAAGTCAATTAGATTTGGCTATTTTATATAATATTAGGTAGCCAATTAAGTCATCTATATCATTATCTCCAGCAAATCCTTTATTATTTTTTACTCTATTTAATTTATCATCAATTCTTACCTTTAATTGCTCTGTTGAGTCCGCCGTTGAAAATATTCTAATTGGCTCTAAGGCTGAATTGCCATAGGATATATTTTTTTCAATTAACATTTGAGCAATTTCTAAACAAGAATTTAATATTTTATTTCCAGCTGGGGCGCTGACTGCATGTAAGTATAGGTCTTCGTATCTAAATTCTTTTACATCTCTAAATACTGGCTTTAACATTACGCATCCATTTCTTTATATAATTGTTTTAATCCTCTTAGCGTTCCAATATCCATATACTGTCCGCCTGGTCTTACCGCCTTAATATTAGAACCCCTAGATATCCATTCCTTTAATTGTTTTCCTGGATGATCTAGTGTTGTATCTATGTATCTTATCATATTCTTTTGGAATAGCATAGTGCCCCACATATCTGGGTAATCACAATTATCTACCTTGTCTTCTGAACCAATTACTTTATCTTGGGATACTAAAACTTGACCGACACGTCCCTTTAATATTTCTCCGCATTCCCAAATTCCTAGAACAAGGTCGGCAGTATTGTCTTTAAATAGAGGCTTGTATATATTTCCAGGTGCATTTAATATATATGTATCTGGCATTCCAATAAGCACTGTATCGTTATACTCGCCCACCATAAACTTTACTGCATCTGACATTGTTGAAGGCTCACGAACAATTAGTTTAATATTCATGTCCATATTTTGAATAATTGGAACCCACTCAGCTCTTGTAGATACTCTAACCTCATCACACACTTCAAGCATTTGTTCTACGTGCCATTGTAAAAGAGATCTTTCGTCTGATATAGGTAAACAAAATTTAGGAATGCCACCAATTCTAGAAGCTTTTCCAGATGCTGGCAATACTCCTATAACACTCATTCTTTTTCCCATTCATGAGGATTAAATCCATTAGGATAAGATTCATTTACACGAGGATCTTTTTTCCAAGCAATCCATCCTGCTTCTCTGTCATCTCCCCAATAAAGATGGACTACATCTTTATCTAATAGCCTTCTGGCTTCTTCTCCACAAAGAATTTTTACTTTATTTTCTTTTAGAAAATCCATTTCCATAAGTTCTGGGGCCCACTCATTGATATGTTTTTGATAAGGCTCAACGCCTAATTTTTTATATAGTGCATCTGTAAACATTTGAACATCAGTATAGTAATGAACCATATGATTATGTTGAATAATTCCTTCAGAACATCTTTCAACACAAAGGTCTATTGCTGCCTTTAGTAGCGGATGTCCAGCTTTAGCGGCAATTGTTTGAGTTGCTAGCCATGGGGTATCTCTTTCGATATCTAAAATCATATCGTATTCAGGGCTTAACCAAGTATCTACTGGAGTCTTGCAGTGTGTGTCCATGTCTGTATATATCCCACCGTGAATATAAAGAATAGCAAATCTCCATAAGCCAGCTTTCATTACTCCTAAAGGCAGGTTCACATAGGTCTCATATGTTTTTGAGTCGAAGTGTTCCTTAAAGAAGTTTTCCCTGTCTTGTCCACTCATGTAGCCATAAGCCCATCCTGGATTTTGATGAGTCCATGTCCCTACGCTTTCTTTAGCGTAAATTGGCAATTCATCAAAAATTGTTTCGTAAGTCTGCCAGATCTTTTTTTCTATACTCATATTATCTCCTTTTAATTAATCCAAACTGATCCAGATATCTTTGTATTGTCATAGCAGAGACACTACACTCTATAGCAATTTCAGTAACAGTTTTCTTTTGAACAATATATCTACGATATAGCCAGTCTTTGCTTTGATATAGCTTCATCGTTTAGTTAACACCTCATTTGAATAATGTGCGATGCCAAATGCATCTGCTACGTCAAAATCTGTTAATGATAATTTATATTTATTATTAAAATAATCTACAGTTCTTTGTTTACGCATATTGCGTAATTGATTCTTATACCAAGAATCTGCATAACCAGGATTTTTTAATCTTATTGCAGACTTTTCATCTTTCGTTGGATTTTTGTTGCCAATGAACGCCTGCCACGAGGATGGGCTAATAGTAATAACCTTAGCGCCAGTAGACATAAGCTCAGCAATAACAACTCCATATACATATGATAATTTTATCACAGCATCAGGTGATCTGACAAGTATTGCTCCTTCTACTACAATATAATCTGACTTTAAATTATCTAACATTGCTGCCACTTTAATTTTAGCATCATGTATTTTTTCATATATGTCTGCGCCAGATAATTCAATTTTTCCCCACTTTAACGGAATATTATTTTCCATTAAACAAAACGCAACTGAGGTAGTAGAGGCATCTATGCCTAGTACACGATATGCTTTTGTTTTAACTAGGCTAGCTAAGTTCACCTAATATACCCCATATCATTTTTTTACTTTCATATGTTATATTTTTTTCACATGTAGCACAAATATCATTTTGATTATATCTACTTAGTTTTGTTTTACAATGTTTACAAGATCTAACTGCGCCATTCTTAATAGCTTTTTTTTCGTAATACTTTTCCATAATTCTTTTGTTGGTTGCAATTCTGCAACACTCATCAGTACAATATTTTTGATTATGTGTTTTTGGATTAAAGTCTTTATTACATTCTTTATTTAAACAAATCATATTTTAGGAACCTCATATTGATCTATTTGTACTGTTCCTGTTAGGCCTGAATAGCATTCCTTTTTAATTGGACAATAGGTACAAGGCATTTTAGATTTAGATGATCCCTTCGGGCGCATTGGTAGGTCTCCGTCTTTAAAATTATCCCAGACCTCACACATCCATAAAAAAGTATCTTCAATAATTTTAGTATTTTTTTCATTCATTGAAACTGGTATTACTATAAGCTCTTGGGTGTTTTTGTTTTCATACAAAAAGAATCCTTCTTTAGCATTTTTTAATTTCATATAAGTTAACAGTTGAAGCAAATGATTTGCAGTCGGCTTCATCTCTGATTGTCTTCCATCCCAAACCTCTTGTTTGGCAGTTTTAATTTCACCAATTACTGTTTCATTATCATATTCCATAATTAAATCTATAAAGCCACGGATTGGAGGATATTCATTTACTATCTCTTCTTCTTCCGCTCTCCATTCTGGCATTGTTTTAATTAAATTTTGTAGTCTTTCATGGGCTTGCGTACCTTGTGCCATGTTGGCAACTGCAACAGCATCGTTGTCGTCAATAAACATTGCTCCAGAAAAAGCCATGTACCAATATCTTGGGCAAGTCCCATGACCATACCCTAAAGAACTTGGACTAAAAGACTTCTTTGTCATTTCTCCATCAGCACGTTTTGTATTTCTATATGATTCATCAAGCAATTGTGCAAATCGTTCTGGGTCAAAATGCTTTCCCGTATGTTTTTTAAATTTAAGATTTTTTACTATATCTCTACCCATTATGAGCTATACCTAACGACATACTTAAGTGCATCTACAAGTTTGTCTATAGACTCCTTTGCTGAATAATAAATATTTTTCTTATTGTTGTTTACAGTTCCTGCTTTATCTTTTGCAATAGTAGAATATACTGACGCCATCATAGAAAATTTAGTTGACATAGCTTGAAGCTCTATAATTAAATATGGTGCTTTAGCAGATGGAACATCTGGGTTCATTAATAACTTTACTACAATAGCCAACGCTTTATCTAACTGCTCATCATTCATGTACTCATGAAGATCGTTAAACTCAGTAATAGAATTAATTAACTCTAATGTGTTTTTATCTTCCATTATTTATCCTTTTTTACTTTATATGGACCAAGATCGGCTTTAATAGTGCCATCTTTTCTAAGTCTTATAATTCTACCATTTTTAATAATTGTTTTATTAAAAGGTATTTTATTATTGCTTCCCATTTTTATCCTCCCAGCATTCTACTAATTGTTCTAGCAAAGCCCATTCAATTACTGCCAGCCTGATTTTGCTACTAGATGGGCCAAGGATGAGTTTGAGTACTGGATTCTTATCCCTACTAACTTTAAAAGTATCTGTACATATCTTAGCCCAAATACTTTTTGAAATAGAGATTGATTTTTCGTACTCTTTATAATCCACCACAAAATTTTTCCATTGAGCGTCACCTTTTTGATAATCACCACGTCCACTATTTTTTTGTTGTCTTGCGCCATCTCTTTTAGCCTCTGATCTTTCTGACATTAGCCATTAACCTTAAATTGATTGTCATGTCCATCTGGACATTTCCAAGAAATAGTAAATGTTGCTGGATCCCAAAATGCTTTTTCTGCATCTTTATCACACTTAGAACATGGCTTTGTTCCAGGTATTTCTTCAACTCCGTTTTTTTGTAAAATTTCAGGTTTATCAAAAAACTCTTTAAGATTTGGCATTTATATCCTTAACTAGTTTATCAACAACCTTTGGATTTTCTTTTAAATACGCAACTGCTTTAGCACGACCTTGAAATCTTTCTCCATTAACTGTATACCAAGCGCCACCTTTTTCTACAATGCCACACATTTCTGCAACATCTAAAGATTCTCCTACTTGATCTACTCCTAAAGTTTCTCCTTGGTAATAAAAATCATATTGTCCAGACAAATTTGGCGGACCAAGTTTATTATAATCAATAATCCAATTAACTGGTCTTCCAACTCTTTGTTCAATAACTTTATCTCCGACTTTGACGCCGTCTTTAATAGCGTTAGCCTCAGCTTCAGAAGACCAAAGTTTAATAACAGTAGAAGAAAAGAATTTTACTGCCATTCCTCCTGTTGGTATATGTGAAGCATGCATGGATCCAAATTGATTTCTTTGTTGAGAAATTAAAACAAGTAATGTATTTTTATTAGCATAATTTAACATCTTAACTGCATGTGTCATATCTTTTGCTTCTGCGCCTATTTGTTTTGTATCCTGCAAATCTTTTAATTCATTTCCATCTTTTTCAAAATAAATTGCTGGCAGCAATGCCGAGATAGAGTCTACAACAATAATGTCAACTTCTGCTTCCATTAATTTTGTTGCAACATCTACCATATCATTTACTGTTTTTGCGGATGAGTATATTAATTTAGATGAGTCTACCCCAAGTTTTTCTGCCCACGATTGATCATATGATGCCTCTGCATCTATCCATGCACAAGACTTGCCTTCTTTTTGCGCCATAGCAATCATTTGTAAACAAAACGAAGATTTACCAGCAGACTTATTGCCCCAAACCAATACCTGTCTACCAAAACCTAGTCCACCTTTTAACGCCATGTTTAAACCAATACTTGGAGTAAGTTGTTTTTCTACTTTTATATTTTGTGCTGACTGTACTCTTGCTCTTGTTTTTGGATCTAATTTTGATAATATATCATCTATTAAAATTGTCATTGATCTTCTCTCTACGTATACTCATTATATCATTAAAATAAGGATTTACTTCTTTATAGCAAAAGTCATTTGATCTATTATTTAAAATAGGAGTCAAAGGATCATCAATTTGATTCTGTAGCAACATCCTGATTATCAGTCGGTTGTTCAATTTTCTCCTTTAATTGAAATACAAATTCTTTTGTTTCTTCATTGTATTCAACATTTAAACCTTTTTCTTCGGCACCAGCATTAATAAAAATATCAATTGGCACATTAACTACTTTTTGATTTTCTAAAATAGCTAATAAAATTTTTGTAATATTCATAGATTGAAATATTTCATTTGGATTTTGTGTCATTTTATTTCCTTTATCATTAGGGTTCCATCTTCTAATTTTGATAGAACGGGTTTGCTTTTCATTCCTTCACGCATTCTTGCTAACACCTTAGCATACATTGCTGGGAATGCTATTGCTCGTGTGAGCTGTTTATTTTTATCTGTCATAACAATATGCGCCATTGTTTTGCCAGCTTTAGTTTTATATGGATTAAAGTTAATAACTAATTGTTCGTCATCTTCTAAATCATATTCTTTTCTATATAAATAGTCTACAAAAAGATCTGACCCATTTGGATCTATATCATTTACTTTAATATACCTTGCAATACGATTATCTCCAACAAGAATAAAATACATCTGCCCTGTTTCAATTTGCGTCTGCTCATTATGGAATAAACCTATTGATCCAGTTTCATCTACTAATTCTACTCTTGCCCACCCAGTACCACGCTTAATACTTTTAACCATTCCAAACATTGGGAATGATCCTAAATCATCAAAATCTTGAATTGGTTTTGCTTGAGCTTTAATTCTTGGTGGTATTGATTCTAAATTAAATGTAGGAATACCTAAGTATTCGTAGTAGTTTTCTTTTTCCTTACCGTCTCTGAGATTGTCCTCAAAAGCAGCACCGCCAATAGCATTAAGAGCAGATACAGCCCTACTGTTAATCCCGCTGCCTTTCGCAGAGGCTTTTTGTACGAAATCGGAATAATTGGCATATGGCCTTCTTTCTATAATTTTATTTGCAATACTGTCTGAGATAAATTTAACTTCAGCTAAACCAAATTGAATTGCTTTTTCTTTTAATGAAAAATATACATCTGACTCATTAATGTGTGGCAGCAATACTTTAAGATTTAATCTTTTAGCCTCAATTAAATATTCTGTTCTTTTGTCTTTATCGTTTTCGTTTTTAAGAATTGAAAAAATAAATTCAAGCGGGTAATAATGTTTAAGCCAAGCCGTATAATAACTAAGCATGGAATAAGCAACAGCGTGACTACGATTAAAAGAATAACCTGCGTGAGCTTCAAAATCATGCCATAGGGATTCCGCTTTCTTTTTAGAAATGTGTTTTGAAGCCCCATTAACAAATTGATCCTTGAACTGGTCGAACTCTTTTGCATCTTTCTTCTTTCCAATAATCTTGCGGACCTTGTCAGCCTCTGACCAAGACATACCACCTAAATGTACGCAAGCCTGCATAACCTGCTCTTGATATATGATAACACCATATGTATTCTCAGTAAAAGGTTTCATTATTTCATGAACATAGCTAACTGCTTCTAGGCCATGTTTTCTACTAATGTATGAGGCACCCACTGTATTCATTGCTCCTGGTCTAACTAAAGCGTTAGATGCAGCAAGGTCTTCAAACTTGTCTACTCCCATTTTAATTAATAGATTTGTATAGGGAGTTGCTTCAGCTTGGAATACTCCTTTTGTGTATCCTTCGCTCAATGTTTTATAAACATCTTTATCATCAAATGGTAAACTAGATAAAACAATTTCTTTATTGTGTCTTTCTTTAACTGCTTTTATTGTATCTGAAATTACTGATAATGTCTTTAATCCTAGAGCATCTAATTTAATTAAACCAATATCTGCTACAGTATCCATATCGTAAGCAACAACTGGTATTCTTCCTGAAACTTTATCTTGAGCATCCTCACGAGATTCAATAGGTGCAAAATTTCTTAAATCATCTTTTGCAACTACAACTCCAGCAGCATGAACTCCAACGCTTCTAATCTTTCCACGTAATCTTTCTGCAAGCCATACAACTTCTGGATACTTCATTCTAAATTCTTTTGTGTTAGGAGACTCTATAAAATCTTCAAATGTATCAATTGATTTCATGGCACGATTAACATCTGAAAGCGGGACCATAAATACACGAGCAGCGTCTCTAACAACACCCTTGTCTTTAAAATAAGTATAGGTTGAAATAGAGGCTACGTGCTTAAATTTCTTTTTAAGATAGTCTTTAACCTCTTTACGGCGACGATCTTCAAAGTCAGTATCAATATCTGGGAAGTCATTTCTTTCAGGGTTAATAAATCGGAAAAACAATAGGTCATATTCAATTGGATCTACATCGGTAATTCCTAGCGCATAACATACTAGTGAGCCTGCAGCAGATCCACGTCCAGGACCAACCATAATATTATTTTCTTTAGCCCAATTAATCATATCGGCTACAACTAGAAAATAAGAAGCAAATGATTTATCTTTAATTATTTCTAACTCTTCAACTAATCTTTGCTCATATGTATCATTGCCTAGCCATGACGAGGTCAGGTGTAGTGTTTCTAGGCCTTTGAAGGCCATCTGGGAAAGCTTTTCATCTGCATCTGTCTTAGGTACTGGCAGGAGGTCTAGACCCCTGTTAAAATCGTATTCTCCAATTTTTTCAGATATCTCAATAGTATTATCATAAATGTCTGTTCGTTTAATATTACATTTATTAAAATCAGATTCTATTTCTTCTCTACTCTGAATAAATAAATTGTAATTTTGAAATGATATTCTTCTGTCTGGATAAAGATAATTAAATCTATCTAACATATTATTCATATTTCTAGACATTTCAAAGTCTGCTTCTTTATCTGATTTAGGTGATGTAGACAATATAAGCATTGCCTCTTCTAATATTTTATCTTCACCCTTAGCATAATGAGCATCACCTGTTGCCACTGGCTTTATATCTAGTTTATCCGCTAATTCTAACAGCTTACTATTTATTTCTTCGGGGTTATGAGATTGAACTTCAATATAAAAATCTTTGCCAAAAGTTTTCTTAAAGTCTTTAAGTATATTTTCCGCTTCCTCAAATTCTCCTTTTTCAATGCATTTACTAATAAGGCCGTTAAGGCATCCAGAAAGAACAATAATATCTTCTGCATATTCTTTTAGTACCTCCCTATCAATTCTAGGCTTGTGATAAAATCCTTCGTTCCAAGCCAACTCTTGAAGTATGTTTATATTCTTTAAACCGTTTTGATTTTTAGCTAATAAAATAATGTGATTGTATGCCTGGATACTTTTATCTGTTTTTGAAGATCTATCAAATCTATCTGTTGGGGATATGTATGCTTCTACGCCAAGTATTGGCTTAATGCCAATTTCTTTACAAGCCAATTGCATTTCTCTGTGTGAAGCCAATGTGCCATGATCTGTTATAGCAATAGATGTTTGGCCAGCATCTTTTGCAGCCTGTGCTAACTCTAGTGGAGAATTTAATCCATCCATAAGGCTGTAGTAGCTATGTACGTGAAGATGTGTAAAACTCATTAGTATCCGCCTAAACAAATATTTCTTGTGTGACTAAGCCTAGTTTTAGTTATTGTTTTTTTACTTGGAGCATGTAGTACATCTAGGCAAGTACTGCATTTGTAACTCCACTCTTTAGCAAAATAATCGTATATTGCTCCAGATAATTTAAGATTTCTATTTCTAACAAACTCCATAAATGGGTCTGGTATTTCGTAATTTTGCATGTATTGATTCTACTAAATAAAATAGGGGATGGCAATAGCCACCCCCCAGATTATTAAATTACCACTCTACGCTACCTGATGAGCCTTGAGTTTCCTCATTATTGCTATCTCCCATATAAAAAGCTTCTTGCTCTGCATACGGAACATGCCTTACGGCAGTTTTTTCAAGATCAAACAATTCAAGCGCTGCAAAATCAAAAGGTGTCTCATCTTTTGCTAACGGGATTATTGTATAACTTGTATCTGTCTTACTGCCATTTCTTTTAATACGCCACATTAAATTTGTAATGCTTCCCATTTCACCAGCATACTCAATAAGGGTAGGAGTAATTGTTTTTCCACTGGTTCCTTGAGATAGTATTGCAACGTATGGCTCGTTCTTTCCATCATCAACTAATACATTTATATAAATACGTGTTCTGGCTTTCCATCCAGCCTTTGGATCTTTGCGATGTTGTTCGTTAGCCCAGTCACGTCCTTCTGTTTCCATTGTGTCTAAAGCTTTACGTCTGTAATCTTTTGGGTTTGTGTGCTCTAATGCAATAAATCCGCATCCAAGTTTGTCATTATAGTTGGGAGAATCTGCATCCAACTCTTGAAGAAATCTAACCTTTACGCTTTCTCCGTCTTCAATTTTTAACCAACGACCTTTGTTGTCTTCTCCACCTGAATATACAGGTTTGTCTAACGCTTTGTTTAGGTCTTTTAGACCCTTTACTATACTCATTTTATCTCCTTTGGTGATGGTATATATCCATCTGTACGGTTATTATATCATTAATTCCAGGATTTGTATTCCACATCAGAAACTGCATTCTTGATACAAGATTGAATTTCTGCTTCGGTCATGTCTCCTGAATCTTTTGCGTCATGAGGATATATCTTACCATAAGTATAAGATGCCCACAAGATGTCTTTATTCTTTAATTTATTAGAAATTGATATTCCTAATTCTCTACCAGCCTGATCTGCGTCCGTCATGATTGTAATTTTATTAAAATATTTATTTAATAGATTAATGTTGTCTGGTGACATATGACCGCCAAGAGTGGCAACCACGTTTGGAAAACCAGATTGATGCACACGGATTGCATCAAAGCTTGATTCTACAATTATTACATGATCGCCAATTTTCTTGGCACGATGTATATTAAATAAAGTTTTATTTTTGGGAAGGTTGGTGCTATTCTTAAATCTTTTTTCTGTAATAGATCTTCCTACTAATCCAACTGGGGTGCCGTCTGGGCTATGCACTGGAACGGTTACCATGCCTTGAGATTCGGAATATCCTAAATTAAAATGAGACATTGAGTTATGGTTAATTCCACGAGATTCAAAGTAGTCTCTTGCTTCTTTACTAAATGTAAGTCCTAAAGATAGATCTTCTAATTTTTTACTATCAAATTCTATAAACTCTGGTTTATCCTCAAACATCTTATTTAGAACTTCATCAAAGTCGTCTAATGCTTGTGATTCTTTTGAAGAGACTAGTCTAATTGCTTCAAAGTCATTCTTGTTTGTAATTTTTTTAATTAGCTGAATTATGTTGCCAGTTTCTCCACAGGCTGGATTGAAGCAAAGCCATGCCCCATTTTCTTCGCTAATATAAAAACTTGGACTATGTGTATTGTTATGAAATGGACAATATACAACTAGGTTATTATTAGACTCACTAATTATCCTTAGACCAATTTCTTTTACTATTGATTTTATATGGTTAGGTGCATATTGCGTGGAACTAATTTGCCTTGTGTTATTCCCTCTGCTTGCCATGCTTTCCGCCTTCCCGTATATATTCCATGAAGAGTCATTAAAAACTTCCAAGTTGTACCCGTAAATTCTACCGAAAATGCGGTGTCTATGTCAAGTATCCTAGAGTACCCAATGTCTCTCATTTTATGAGTTAACATATTTTCATATTGATTTTTAAGTCTAATGATGTCTGAATCATCTTTAAACTCTACGTCAATTTGAAATCTTTTAATTGGTTTGTGGTGGTACATAATCATACAATTCTTTGATAATACCTCTGTTAATATCCCAATCTAAATGAAAATCAAACTCATGACCATGACGATTTTTTCTAGAAACAATTTCAATTAAATTAGTTCCTGGATATCTATGAACAGCCATAGCCATATCAGCATCATATTCAATAGCTTTAGACCATGCAACTTGACTCATCATTGGCGGATTGTCTTGATCAGAAATATCATCTGCGGTTGCTGCGGTAATATCTATGACTGGTATGTTATTTGTTACAGCCAATAACTTAAATTCACGAGATACGTTTCTATTTCTTTCTACTTCAGAATTGCTTCGTTTATTGTCATTAAACAATTGATGATAATCTAAGATAACTAAATCTGGTTTATGCTGATCAATCTTACCCTGAATAGTTGCTGGAGTTACATCTCCTGCTCCCTCATTTGATACTAAAACAAAACTATTTTTACCTTCAAATTTTTTCTTACCCCATGACTTAAAGTCATCAATGTTAATGTCACCTTTTGATAAATCACTTGCTTTAAATAAACCTGATCCAAGCATTGTGTAAATACGATCACGCATATTTTCTGGAGACATTTCAAGAGAGATAATCATTGGCTTAAATCCTTGCTCCCATGCTTTGCATGCAAGGTACGAAGTAAACCATGTCTTACCTTTTCCTGGCCAACCAATTGCAACAATTAAATGTCCTGGAGCCATGCCAGTTGGGTATGCTGTATCAATTGCTTGAAACCCTGTTTTAATTCCTGGACTTCCACCCATTACTAATGATCTATCTTTAACAGACATAAAGTGTCTTTCTGCTGCATCTAAGTCTGTGACATCTAAGTCTCTTACATTGTTTGTAAATCTAGAAAGACTAGCAAGTTTGCTTTGCATGTCTGCCAATACTCTAGATGCTGCATCTTCTTTTAGTGCAGAGCCACCTTGAAGAATAATGCTTTTTAATCTTGCTGACAAATATTCATTTTTTAATTTATCTAAATAATATCCAGTTTCAGCTTTTGCATTTAAGTCTGGTTCTAGGTCTTTAAACTTTTCTTGCAATACTCCAATTTCAGGAACTGCTTTAAACTTATAATAGTATGACTTTAAGCCTTCCCATATATCTCTATGTGAAGTAAATAGGTCATCAACGTTATCTGCAAGCAATGTGCTGATGTCTTTGTTTTTACATACTGCCGATATTAACGTTGCTTCTGTATTCATTCGTTTTCGCCTTCTACTAATTTTTTAGTTGCTTCTTGAAGAATGCGACGATTTGTTTTATCCTTCTTAATTTCTCTTTCCATTATATCAATTTTATCAAAGTTAAAAAAGAAAAACTGTAACGGATGTCCGTTTTTCCCTGTGATAAAATAATACTCTATCAGCTCTTTTGCACGACTATATCCCACGCTATCAATTACATCTTGCATTGCCCATTTTTCTCTATATTTATTTAACGATGGCATCTTGCCATATTTGTTTTGATACATATTTTGATATATGCTTAATAGAATATAGGGCTCTTTGCTATTTGCCACTCTTTAACTCTTTTTCTATATCTTGAGTTTTTTCTATTAATTTATCTTCAACAAATTTATATACTCTTTCAGTAGCATCATTAACAGTTTCGCCATCTCTAACAGAGTCTTCTACTCCAACTCCAATTTTAATACTTTCAAAATTACCAAGATTTCTAGTAAATGATAAATCTATTTTAACTACTGTTTTCATTTATGCTCCGCCTTTCTATGCCTGCTTAAAGTATCGCTTCCAAAAATAGCCCAGCGTAATTCTATTTCTTTGTTGCAAATATCACATACAACAAATCTACTAGACACTACTCCGCCTTCCATACTGGTACGAATCCAGAGTCGGTCTTAGTATACAATATAATATTGTTTTTGAGAAGTGCCCTAAGTTCTGCCTTAGAAGGTATATTTTTTGTGTAACCAGCTTCTAATATATATTCATGTAATTTAAGTATGTCAGATTCACTAAGCATAAACTTAGACCACCTGCTACTTGGATTGCTTATTGGATATACTCTTTGAGGCTTTTGTATTTTACCCTGCAAAATGTATTCTTCTATTGTTACTTTGTGTCTACCTAATATTTGACCAACTTGTTTTATAGTATAAGCAGTTTCCATATTTTTTTCGGCATCGGAGTACGAGTACATTACCCTTTTTTTATCTGGGTAGCACCATGCAACAATTTCATCTTTAGCCCTAGACAATCTAATTACTTTATGTAATTTATTGTTTAAGAAGAAATAGAGAAATTTTTTGCGTACTCTCGATCTTTTTTTTCTAACCATTTTCCAAATCTATTCGTTTCTTTATTGATCATCCATCTTTTTCCGCATAGGAGACAAAAAAGCTCTACGTGCAATTTTTGGGAAAAAACTCTATCTACAAAAACTCTGCCGTTGCATTTTGCACACCACATTATAAAGTAAACAACTTTCCGTCAACAACACAAGTATACTCTGGAGATACGTGAATCATGTTAACGTGTGGATATTTGCCACCTTCAATATGTGCTATGGCAAATCCTTTTTGCCAATCGTGATGCTGGGTGTACTTCATTCCTGGTCCCTTTTCATCGCACATATGACCAATCTCATATCCACGCAAAGTTTCCCCCTTGCCTTTATTTCTTAATTCATAAGTAACTAAATGAGATGCAATCCTATGAGAATGTCCTCTAATTAAAGATACTTGTAGATCTTCCATGTCTTTTCTAACCGACCCTGTTGCTGAAATTGAAATTCCATGATGGACGTGGATATCTCCAAAACGTTTCTTTGGCAATTCATTATAATAAATATAATCATATCCTAATGAATCTAAACTCCATAAAGCTTCTGGGGTAACATGCTTTGCATATTCAGGAATTTTCTTATCTAAATAATCAAAAATTCTAATATCATGATTTCCTAACGCTGAGAATAGCTGTGCGTTGGGAAGCATCTTTCTTGTTCTTTCATAAAATTCACGGGCACCACTTGCCTCAAACTTCATGTCTTTTAGCATTAACTCTAAATCATTTGTTACGTCGTCATTCTTGTATGCCTTTAAAAACTCTGTTGGCTTTCCTTCTGTAAATCTACTGTAGCAGGCCTGATCATCTGTGTCGCCAAGATAGTCTACAACATCTGGCTTAAACCACTTCATAACCTTAAACCAAAGCTCAATCATTTTATCATCTTGATATGGAAATTGCTGATCCGATGACAGCATCCACTTTAAATCATTAGACATTTAATATCCTTAAATTAAAAAAGTCACGGTTTCGTGACTTTATTGAACATGCTATATTTTAACATATTCTTATAACCTGTCAAGCATTAAATAGTTTTAAGTTGAGTTGCTATCCAATTAACACTTATTGTTGAAGTGGTTGTTTTATTGCTTACCGCATATATTGTTCCGCCTGTTTTATCTGTATTTAAAACTGCCGATACGGATACATTTCCTGTTGTAGAAGTTAAAGCCTGTGCCATTGATGCAACAAATCCAGTATCTGTACCTGCTGTAAATGACGGAGTAAATGTTACTGATACGGATGCTGGAGTTGTGCCTTTTAATATTATTGATGCTGTGCCTTGATCTGTGACCGCTACTCTATTTTTACCGCTAGAGTCTTTTGTAGCATTTAATAAGCTTGTAGATTTTGTAAAAACATCTGTTAAATTATCTTGTAATTGATTTAAATCATTTGGGTCAAATGGGGCACCCTCATTAAATGTTACAACTTTCCAATTTGCTGCCATTATAAATTTTCTCCTAATTCATGTGAATTTATTTCCGATTCGCTTACTTCTACAATATTAGACCTATTAAGTCCATATTTAGAAAATGAATCTGGGTTCACAATATGACGCTTTTTATTTTGCGATATTAAATACATTTTACCATCTGCAATGTTCTTGATCAAAGCGCCGTCTCTAAACCCTAATTTACCAGACTGCTTAATTAAAGATAAGGCAGACTCTGTAGCATTTACTGTAGTAAAAGACCAAGACTCCTCTGCTCTTTTAGATATCAACTTGTATCTCTTTCCGTCTTTAATCCAGTAAGTACCCTTGTCTGTTTTAACAGCAATTCCTGAAGGGAAATCAGTCGGAGAGGTTATTAAGATGCTCTGAGTATTCTTCTTTTGCTTGATCTTTAGCATTTTCCTTTTCCACAAGTTGTGTAATTTCTGCACGTAATATTGCAATTTGAGTTTCATAATTTGACACCAATTCACCTATTCTTTGTTGCAACGCTGTAATGACTAAGCTTGCTTTATTCTCCTGGTTCATTTGTTACCTTTTCTAATTCGCTTTGTAATGCTTGTTTTTTTGCAAATGCATTTTCTAGCTGTAATTCTAAAGCATCTACTGAGTCTTGATTAATTGGAGTCACTGCGGACTCTTGAATAATTAACATATTTATATTAAAAATATTATTTACAATGCTTTTTAAGTGCACATTAATAATATCAATTTTTTCTTGTTTTTCTAAATCCATTAAATAACATCCTTAGTCTCTGTTACTGGTCCCCATTTTCCGAGAGGGCATCCAGCATGAGGAAGCTTTGCTTTTTCTGTCATAAAGCATCCACACTTTTTGCAAGTTTTTGTTGCTTTAATTAATGACGGACAATTTAAACAATGGTTTTCATATCTATATTTAAATGTATCATCATCTACTCTTCCAATTTTTGGATTTAATAAATCCCAGGGTCTAACTTTATCCCCAGCATTTTTTTCTTTCCATATTTGAAAAGGTGTTTTTTGTGACATTGCTATTCCGTTGGCTCTGTTATTTCTTCTGGCTTTGGACCAAATTCATTTGTTTCTGAATTATAAGTAGATCCTACCTGAACAATTCCATCATCTGTAATTAATTGTCCAGTAACATTTTTAATAATTGGATTGCTTGTAAATATTGCACCTAATCTTTCATCTGTGTGCAAAATATCTATTACTTCTCCGTCAATAATAAATGCTATTTTAACTGGTGGTAATTCTGGCATAGTTCCTCCTTGTTTCTTATATTATACATAATCTATGTATATTTGTCTACAGCGATTAGGCTGAGAAATTGTCTAACGTACTACCTTGATTTTCTGTTGCTGTCATTGCAATTACTCCAACAGCTGTTCCCTTAGACCCTGAATAAGTATAATTTGCTGCTCCAGAAAGTCCTCCAACCCACCCAATTCCAGAAATTGAGTCTCCTAGGGTTGTTGCAGAAACTTTAGTTATTGGTACGTAATATATTGTACTATATGCGGTTCCAGGTTCACCTGTAAATGTGGCTACGGTTTGTGATGAAATTAAAGTAGGAGTTCCGCTAGTAAACTGGTACATTTTTACTTTTGAATTATATGTATATTTAAATGTATTAACTTCTTTTACTGCATTATAGTATTTTGTAGTTACTTGAGTTGTAATATCTTGTCTTACTTTATATTTATAAGTTATAGTAGTAACATCTTCATAAGCATTTGTTGACCATGTATATCCTTGTTGTCTAATTGCATAAGTATAATATGTTATTGTTTGATTTTGATAAGCATTAGTTGAATAACTATAAGCTTGTACTCTAACTGAATAGCTATAGCTTGTTGTTGTTGTGGTTTGAGATTCATTTGTTGACCAGCTAGAGGTTGTTGTTGTTACACTTTGTCTTACAGCATAACTATTTGTTGTAGTACTATTTGCTCGACATATTGTATAATTATATCTTAACCTATCTCCAGTTCCAGATGTTCCAGTAAATGAACATGCCAGCCCTACTCTACTTGCGTTACAACTTCCCGTTGATTGTGTTGATGCAAATGTACCTGATCCAGTACATGAATAAGATGTTGAAGTGCTAGGAGAACATGCACCGCATCGGTCTCCAGCATTTGGTCCAGTATCTGGACAAGATGTTGAGCTGCTAGAACCAGTACAAAGATTTGAAGTTGATGTAGATGAACTACATGATGAACATCTTTGCCCAACAGAACTTCCAGTACCTGGGCAAGATCCTCCAGATCCAGATCCAGAACAAGTTATTGATGTAGAAGAGTCTATGTTTAAAGAACAAGATCCACATCTATCTCCTACGTTTGGTCCAGTATCTGGGCATGAACTAGTTGTAGTAGAACCACTGCATGATGCAAAAGAGTTACAAGCACCACATCTTTGTCCTACAGAACTTCCAGTACCTGGGCAAGATGTTGAGCTATCAGATCCAGAACAGGTTAATACAGAAACTGTTTCTGGTTCTCCAGAACATGATCCACATCTATCTCCTACGTTTGGTCCAGTATCTGGGCAAGATGTAGAAACTTGTGATCCAGTACATACTGCTGTGGAATTACAGGCGCTGCATCTTTGTCCAACACTACTTCCAGTACCTGGACAAGAGCTCCCAGAGCTAGACCCAGAACAAGTTAGTACAGAAGATGTGCTTGAAACTTCTTGACATACTGTACATCTATCTCCACCCAATGATCCAAAATCTGGACAGGTTGATGTAGTAACATAGATTTCTCCAGTAGGACATTGACTAGTTGTTACATTTGTTGTTGATGTGGTACATGCACTACATCTTAATCCAACATCGTTAGATGTATATCCAGGAGATTGTGGATTTGAACCTAAAGTTGCTAAGGGTGGACAATCTTCTGTTTCTGGATTTAATACATAAGTTATATTACTATCACACTCATAACTAAATGCTTGTTCGGATACATATTCATAATCTGGTACTACTGACCAAAAAGAAGAAGTTGAGTCTACCCATACTGCTACTCCTAAACCGCCACCAAAAGTATCAACAGAAACTGATTGATTACTGTTTACAGAATCAACTGTTTTCATAGGATAAGAAGATCCAGAATTATTTACTGCTCTACTTCCATTTACACTCCATGTAGCATTACTTCTTGACGGTCCACTGTAAATAAATCCACTACTTGCTGTACCTAAACCACTTGCAACAGTTCTATTAAAATTGTCTTCTAAAGATGGAAGGTTTGCTTCTATTGGTGGAGTGCTGTAATAATAGTATGTTTCATTATCTACTCCAAGCACTTCATCTCTTGCATAAAAATAATATTGTGGTACGGTTGCGTCATACTGGGTAATTGTATATGGATTTGTAGCGGTTATATTACCACCGCTAGGATCAGTAGTCGATGCTGATACTTGTTCTGCAACTTCGGTTGTATAAAATATTCTAGTAATTAATGAATTATAATTGCTGTATGTTCCAGAAGATCTGGTTACTGTTGTACCAACTCTACCAGTTCCAGTTAATGTAGGCCTAGTTATTTGTATTGGTTGATTTGAACCACTAAATGTTTTTTTCCATAAAGTAGAAGTAACTTTAACGTAAACATTGTTTACCGCTTTCCATAATGTAGGAGTTACTTTAACATATACTTTATTTACCTGTTTCCATAAACCACTGGTAACTTTAACATAAGCTTTTGCTGACATTAGGCCCAGCTAACCCATAGATCTCCAACAACTCCTACTGTTTCACCAGGAGCATTCGTTCTTGTTCCGTAATAAACTCCAAGGCCTCTTTTTAACATATTATTATTATACGGATCTGCAACAACCATTCTTTGTCTTGCGGCAGCACCATATCCTTTACTGGCAGGATAAGCGGGATTTTGATAATCTGTGATACTTGTACTTGGCACACCACTACTTCCATTTAATAAACTTGATGTTGCCGTTACAGCATTTCCTAGCGTAGGAATATTATATATTTTTAAACCACCTGTACTTAATTCTATTTGTGATCCACCTAAATATCCATTGTATGCAGAACCATCTTCTTCTCCGCTAGTAATATCTGCTGGTAAGACTCCTGAATATAATGTTATTACTCCAGTAGCATTTATAGATTCAATTTTTGTATTTGAATCTCCAATTCTAAATTTTGTAGTATTCCATACATTGTCAGTACTTCCTTCTACTAATGTAAAAGAAGATCCTGTAATTGTTGAACCAGTTATATTTCCAGACATAGATAAATGTGAGTCTCCAGCTCCAGGAGATGCTGTTAATGTAAATTTACCAGTTGGAGATCCGCCATTATAATGAGATATAGAAGAGGGAGTTAGTCTAAAATGATACCCAGAACTACTTCCTAAAAATATATTTGGATCTGTTCCGCTATTTATCTTTAAAGTTCCTGTAGAGTTTTGTAAGTAAGACTCTCCTAAATTCCATCCACCAATATCACCATATGTTGCTGTAATATATCCGCTATTAGATACACGGAATGGGGCGCTTAAATAGTTAGCATTTCCTAACCAGATTCCAGTTGCTGGCACGGCTTTAAATATTGTGTTGCCTGATCCTATTTCTAAATCTCCAGTAAATGTTCCAGATCCTTTTATTGCAAGTGTGCCAGTTGTTCCACTTGTTAAATACTCTAATAATTTTGTAGTTCCGTCTGTTCCGTAAATAATAAATGGGGAAGAGCTTCCAGATATAACAACTCTTTGTCCGCTACTAACTCCTGCTGTAATTGAATTATCTGCAGTTAATGTACCCGTGCTTATTTCGCTTGCTGGTAGCTTAGATACAGTTATTGGATTTCCATCTGCAGAAACTGGTTGTCCATTTGCAACCCCACTAGCATTTATTGTATCTATTTTAATATAGTATGGAACTCCATACTGTAGTGTTGCGCTAGTTGATTTATTAATAATAGTTCCAACACCTATTGAAACTTTATTTGAGCCATTAGCAAAATTTAATGTATGAACCCAGTTATCGTTACTTGGTGTAAAGTTAGATGCTGTTCCTATAAATACTTTTGCTCCAGCAAAACTACCTTTAGTAAAGTCTACTGGGTCGCCATTTGTATCTAAACTTTTACCGCTCCATTCAACAATAACAGAAGCTAGTCCTGCAGTTACTATTGGTGTGTCTGGATCTTCTGGAGATAAAACAATTTCTCCAACTGCTGGAACCAATATTGACCTTGGTAAACTTACTGCAGATCTACTTCCATAATTTGATATAGCATATAATGCTACTGCATACTCTCCTGCTGGTGCTGCAATTGTTTGTGTGCCTGCAGCTTTAAAACTTCCTGCTGGCTTTGTTCCATCGAATGGAGAACCATCAATATATATATCAATTCTATCTATATTTGTAATTGCTCTGCCAGCTGCATCATTTCCGTTCCAAGTTATTTTAATTAAACCTGGCTCTGCAGTTACACTGCCAACTGGTAGGTCTGGAGTTCCTGGAAGAGTTTCTCCTGGAGTAGTTAAAACTTTTGATGCAGACCATAATCCAAATGTTCCATCTTTATATTTCCATCTAAGTTGAATTGGGTAGTTTGTATTTAATTCAAGATCTGTAATAGTTACGACAAAATAATTACCGTTTTCTGCGGCAACTGAGGTGTCTTTTAATAAATCTTGATATGCTGCCATTTTAGTTCCAGTCTAGGTCTAGTTTATATTCTATATCCAAGGATCTACCAGCAATTTTTTTAATTCCATAAAAAGATCCACTACCAGACACTGTTGCAGTATTATTTTTTGAAAGAGTTACCGTATTATTTAATATACTTGAAATTAATGTGTCAGACGCTATTCCAGTTCCAGAAACTGGTTGTCCTACAAATAAATTATTTATTGATCCAACCGTTATAGTATTTTGTCCAGATGTTCCAGATATTGATGTTGAATTAATAACAACAGATCTACTAATTAATCCAAAGAATGGATCAAAAGTATCTTCATCGTTAATTCTTAATCCATCAAAGCCAACATATGTAGTAGAACTTCCAGATGGGGTTATTGTAATTCCAATTTTATTAATAGATGATTTGTCTGGTGCTGACACGCTTGCTCCAGCAAAAATTAAAGACATTGGGATGTCGCTTGTAATAGTATGTCCTAAGCTAGATGGTGCGCTTATTTGATACTGAAAATACTGAGTAGGAGAACTATAAAGTCTAATCTTAATAGAACTTAAATTCGCATCTAATTTGTTGTATGCTAATCTTAAAGTATCATTTGCACTATACCCAGATAAATCAATTGGTGAAATGTTATAAAAATATTCATTTGATGCTGATCCGTCTGACTGCATTACTACTAAGTTATTTCCTATTCTTGGATTGTCAGTAGAAAAATCTGCTTTAAATAAATCCTCGTCAGTCCAATCTAAATAGCTAGAAAAATCTGTTAAAAATTTACTATCAAAATTATTTATAGAAGAACGAGTTGATGGATATAAACCTATTTCATTAATATGTCCCTCTACATCTTGTGGTATAGATGTTTTAAAAATTGCAGAATATGTAGATGCTCCATCTACTGTCTGTATGTCAGATGATCCAAAAAATACTGGCACTCTGTAGAATTCAAATCCAAGTTTGGTGTCATTTTCTGTGGCAGATATATAATCAATTCCTACCGCTATATCTTTTTTTAAATTAGATACATTACCAGCAATTGTATTTGTTAAAAATCTTTTACCAAATTTTGTAATAACATTTGAAGAACGGGCAATTTCTTTTCCGTCTTGATAGTATATATATGTTCCTTTAATCATTTTTCTCCTAAATTGGTGTGGAATATGCAGAGGAATATTCCGTTCCGTTTGTTCCTGTTACTACAGCTTTTACTCTGAGCCATCTAGATGAAGATGTTGCTAATGTGTCTCCGTCTCGTGAGTCTACCCTATAAGTTTTTATAACATTGCTACTTCCAATATTATTTGAATTTGTTGTAGAGTAAGTTTTTGATCCACTGTTTAAAGCAGTGGCGGATGATCCACTTGATGAACTTATTATCCAATCATATCTTACACTTGAATATGATCCAAGTCCAGAAACATTGTCCCATCCCCAAGAAATTCTTGTCCCATCTCTTTTAAAGTATACAGAAGGTACGCTGGGGGTCGGAGTAACAAATGGAACAGATAAAGATGATTTGCTTGCAACTTGAACAATTGTAGTAGGATTTGATATTCTAACATCTACCCCATCTACATTAGTTTTATTTTGGCTTGAATTTCTAACTCTTAATATAGCTCTAACCTTTTGAACTTTTGTTGCAATGTCATAATATGGTTCATAAGTTATACTTTCTATATCTGAAAGCTCTGGTATATCCAATAGATCTTCTAGTGTTGGAGTGTCCGTTAATGTGCCACCATCTTCGTTTACATAGCCTGATGCCCCAGATGAATACAAGTTTGCGGTTAAATATTTAGAGTAATCTATTCCGCTTCCCTTTAATATTAAATATGTGCCTGGAAATGCTAGTACTGTTTCTGGGCTGGAATCGGTAAGAACAAAGACTTGACCTCTATTAAGGTCACTTACACTTAGTCTTTTATTTGGAGTATTCATATCTTTTTATTATACCATTTTAAAACTATAAGGTTCTACAGGTAATTGATGTCTCCAATCCTTCAGAAAATGAATGTCTTACTTCTGTAACAATAAAATTCTCTGTTCCAGCAAGTCCTTGGTATGTATTTTTAATTGAGACTATATCTCCGACTGAAACTAGAGGGTTTCCAAAGATTGTCATATTGACAATTCTTCCTTTATTTATAACATTTGATTTAATCCAATTAGCAAGAGATTTTACATCTGATTCGTTTTGCAACCAACTAGAAATAAATACTGCTGGTTCTTTTGTTACATAATCATTTAGCTCATCTGTGACATACTCTAGATCTCCTGAACTACCTAAGCTGTTTCCTAATAAAAGAAATGATGCTTCTGCTCCATTTGATAGCGGAATTGTTTGTGAAGTATTATTCATAACAAATATTTGTGACCCAAAATTAGAAATCTTTTTGCCAAGTATTTTTGCAAAAGGATTTATTCCAGTACTCCACATTGTTGGATAAGCTGGCCTTTTATTAAAGGATACGTCTCTTTTAATAATTTCTCTTACCACTGTTCCAAATTCGTCTACGGCTACTGCCTTTTTGTTATTTGCTGCTATCTCGTCAGCTTGATAGTTACTCATATAAATTAAATCGCCATATGATGCATTTATTAAATCGTTATTAAATTGACCTTGATATATATTTAATTCTGAAAGCCTGTCGTTATACTGAAATGGCGTTAGGGTATTGGCATATGCATAGTCAAAGGCAACTTCACCTCTAGTGCAAACTAATCCAATTTTTTTGCTAGGAGGCAGAATTATTGATTTATATTTATCTATTTTATTATTTATTTTATATGTAGTATCAGTTACTGTAATTCCGTAACCATTTATAAATGCAGTAATGGTAACAGATTGATTATCTACCTTAACCTTAACGTCAACATTATATGTTCTTCCGCCAAATATTCCTTCTATAGTAGACTCAGTTCTTGTCCCAACTTCTTTTAATGGTGTTTTAGTGTTACCTATCCATTTTTCAATTCTTACAGATTTTTTATCTAAGATTGCAGACGCTGAGGAGGTGGACTCCATAATTATATAATACCCAGATGTTGCTGCTTCATTTAAAAAGAATCCTACTCCACCAGCATGCAATGTATTTTCTAAAGTGTCTTTCATTATTAAACTTGTTCCAAAAGAAAAATATCCAGTATTATATGAATCTCCATTTGTTGTAGATACGGTTTTAGTAGTTGGTATTGTTAAAGAGTCAAAATTTCTATAAAAAACTGCAGACTGTTTATTTTTATATTGTGCAGCAGTTACTGCTAGCTGTAAGTATGATTTACTAACTTTAAAATCTTGCCTTGTTGAAGAAACTGTTTGCCCACCGTAACTAGATGTAGTACTAAAATTTTTTCTCCAAGTAAACCTACTATCGGGCACAAATCCATTTAAGGATGGCACCAAAACTAGTTGATATGAAGTTCCACTTTTTAAGCCAGTTACAGTAATAGATTTGCTTGATGTTGGTGGGTTTGAAGGAACATCAAAATTTTGAATCTGTGTATACCCGCTATCTAATATTTCATTTATTATAACGTTATAATTTGTAGGATCACTTAATCCTGGATATGTTGTTACCGTAATTATTGCGCCAGTTTCGGAAGGCTCTATGCCTGGATCAAAAATTGATGTATACGTACTCATCCTATTAAAATCCCTGTCCATGAATAACTTGAAGATGGTGCGCCACTATAATTATGTGCAGCAGCAGTAGTTCCTAAAGCGCCTCTTGTTTTAATTCTATATCTACCATTTGGTTTTATATTTATTTGAAGAGTTGTGCCTGTCGGTGGTTTTGATAAAGCAGTATATTTACTTAAATCAGATGCAGATTCTATCCATATGTTTACAGGGTTCGTTCCATTATTTAAAACAGTGCCGTTAATTGCATCTGTAACCGTGGTGTTTGTTGTTTCTGATGGTATGTACTGATACCCCATTGCATCGTATTCAATAATTTCTGAGTCTACTAAAAAGTATCCTTCAAAATTAAATCCAGATATTAATTTATTATATACACTGGGTCCAGATAAATCAATTGCAATATTGCTATTACCAGAAGCATTTAGTGACTCTGTAAGTCCGCCAGCAATTATAAATGACTCTGAGGATTGCCACAAAGGGTCTGATGATTGTAAATACTCACTAGTTGTTGGAGTACTCCATCTTATTTTAACTTGGTTAGCAGAAGGCATTTCTTTTTTAGAAAAATCAATTATATTTGGCAAATAGCTTCCTACTGCTTCTTGATAAAAATTCCAATCTTTTGTTGTTCGTGAATACATATAGTTTCTGCTATAAAATTGTAATACGTTGTTTTCATCTATAATAGCATTCATTTGGATATCTCTACACAACTCTTGAAGGTATTCCCATACTGTTTTTGATCCGTCTGTCCAAAAATAATTAATTAATGGAACAGAAGAATCTGATCCAGCAGATAAATTAAATTTATAATTAGTATACCCAACTGAATCTAATAGCCTTCTAATAATTGCAGTGACTGGATAGGATTCGCATAATATGTCTGGGCATATTACTTCCATTAAATATTTTGCTGAGTCCAGGGCTGTAAGTGAGACCTCTCCCTGATTAGAAATGCTAAACTCATTTATATAAAACTGACCTTGGATAATTTTATCGTATTTATCTTCACCTTCTGTTATTAAACCATTTGAATGATATATTTTAAAAAATGGAATTATTTTTGCATTTTTGTCCATATATATTAAAGATGAATTTAAAGCAACACTTCTATTGTATGGAATATATTGTAGGGTGCCTTGATCATATTTAGCTAAATTTAAGTTAATACTGTTTGCTGTTATTTTTCCAACTGGAAGTAGCTCTTCTGAACTTGATGAAGACTCTTTGCTAATTTCAAATGATACTACATCTGAAGAAATATCTTTTATCCACCTGGCCGATACTTCGGTTACTCCTATTATCTTACCAGATCCAGCGCTTGGAGTGGTAACTGTTATTGATTTGATGGCTATTGGATCAGCAAAATATTGTGGCTCTGACGGTACTGTTGCAGACCATGTGCCTGTATTGTAATATAATTCAACTAAACCATTGGCTGGTGTTGTAAGTGTAGTAGCAATAGTTTCTTCTGTATTGTTTGACTTAACTATTTTAACCGTATATGTTGATGGAAGACTGTGTGTGCTTTCAAACTTTAAAACTATTTTATTTGTTAATGCATATTGAGTAAGATTAGTTAAATAATTAATAGTAATATTTACACCAGTATTTTGTGGGGTTACCCAGTATTTATAATATGTGCTTTCTCCTGGGTAATATATTCTTGGTTGTGATTCTGGATACGATACTGATCTGTAATTAGAAAAAGTGTTTTTTTGTATTTCTGTTGGTCCACCGTTTGCGACTGGTTTTTCTAAAATAAAATATTTAATTCCAGATGCTACTGGTCTGAACGGTTTGACAATTGAGTCTACAGGAAATAATTTTTTATATGGATTTGGCCTACTGCTTGGCCAAGTAGATTGCCCGATAGCGTCTACAATTTGTGAAGTATAAGATGTGTCTGCTATATTATTAGAAGCAGAAACTCCATCTAACATTGTATTCATATTATATTCAATATAGCATCCAGAATTAATTTTAATATTTGTACTATTGTATAATAAAGTTTTTAAATTTTCTGATCCTGCTATCATTTAAACCTCTACCAGGGTTAATGACACACTCCAAAATGGCTGAAGTCCTCTTTTTGATACAGAAAAATTGCAATCTCCAAATACAACCGCATATTCTTCATAACCAGAAGACTCTTGATTTGAACCATTTTTTGCTAAATTAACTCTTATATTAAAAGAAGATTGTCCTTCTGCACTATTGTAAAATGACCTTAAATCTTCTGCTCCCCAAGCTCCGTCTACAGTTAAAGTTCTATATGATGGCAGCATTTCCCATGATAAAGAAAATATTTTCTTATCTGCAATAAAAAATTTTCTTAATAACCCATTAGCCATTCTTGTGCTTTTTTCAATTCTTTCAGTACTAATATCAAATGCAGATCTATTGTGCTCTGTCACCTTGTTGTATTTAAGAGTTCCATTTCCACCATTTTGCGATAAGTCATATCCTCTTATCTGTAAAATTGATCCTCTTGGCATTGATATTGTACTCATGCTATTACCTTACTTGGCCCTTGTTTTGATTGCATTCTTCTCATTCTTTCTTCAATTGTTCTTGCAACATCGTCCGCTGTTAATTCTGTTCCATTAAGTGTAACATTTATATTGTATAAAGCATTTGATGTAGATGCATGTCCAGCATCACTCATATTAACTCTTCCGCCCATATTCATTCTAGGTATACTGTATTTAGTTGCAATTCCGCCTGCTGACATTTTATTAATTCCGTCTAAGAAAGAAGTTCCAACTGATTGAACTGCTGCTGCTCTTATTACATACTCACCATTTGAAAGCATGGCTGGAATTGAATCTGAGGTTCCAGTTCCTGGTCCAGACACCATGCCTGCGGTAGCATATTTCTTTACAAATCCGCCCATTGCAAAATTAGATTTTTTAGAACTAGCATTACCAATTAATGTTGTGCCTATTGTATTGGTATTAGTATTCCATTCATAAACCATTCCGCCTGGTGTTTCAATTCCATATGCTTTATCACCATATTTAAATAATTTATAGGTTTTATTTCCAACAGTTGCATGACCAGTATCCCTAGCAGAAAGTGCTTTTATTCCTGCAGATTTAATACTTCCTGAATTTGTATAATTTTGAATTGTTCCTACAGCGTATGTTCCGCCAGCTGCAGTTGTTGCACCAGCATTTTGAGTCTGACTTTGTGTTGGTGTATAGGTTTTACCTGGTTGATTTTTTAATACTTCAAGTATTTGTTGTAATACTAAAAGTTGTTTACCAGCTATAACCTCTGACCCTTTATTTAAAGCACCTAATAAAGCATTTCCTTGTACAGACTCTGTGTTTATTTTTCCAACAGTAGTTTGACCGTCTTCACGAGTTATATTTTGAACAGATCCTGTTACTCCTAAATCTTTTAAGTATTTATTTCCTCCTGGTGTTCTTTCTAATTTTTTAATTAAATCATTTAATTGAGTAAGTGCTTCTTCTTCTGTTATGTTTTCTAAAGCCCTGTTTTTGTAGACAGTTTGAATTTGTTGATAAATTCCTGTAAGTGGGGATTCTTTTGGCTTTGCTGTTGAAGCTGCGTTGCTTACTGCTGTAGATTTTTTATTTAAAACATCTATTTGTGCCTGCAGGGCATCAATCTTAGATTGTACTGCCTTGTCTATTGCATCTTCTGCTACCTTTAATTGTTGTGCTCCAACAAGTCTTTGAATACTAATTTGTGCTTGTGCGGCACCAGCCATATCACCTTTAGCAAGAGCTGTTTGATAATTTAATTGCTCTTGCTGTATTTGAAGCTTAATATCTTCAGACTGTTGCTGATCTCTTAAAGCTTTCTTTCTTTCATCGCCTTCTTTTTTAATTTGTTCAATTTGTTTATTCTTTAAGCTAATTTGAGTTTCAAGATTTTGAATTGCTGTTTTGCTTGCAGTTGCTTGTTTTTTATTAAAGGCGTCAATGTCTTTGGCCATTTTTCCAGTTAAGGAATTTCCTTGAGCTTCTTTGCTTGTAACATCTAATAATTTGTTGTA